ATCGGTATCAATAAATCTGCAAGAACAACAACGATTAAACCTGCGGGAACATCATCATTGACATTAGGTTGTTCATCTGGTATTCACGCATGGCACAATGATTTCTATTTACGCCGTGTTCGTGTTGGTAAGAATGAGGCAATTTATACTTATCTTGCAATCAACCACCCTGAATTGGTAGAGGATGAATACTTCCGTCCACACGATACTGCCGTTATTGGTGTTCCACAAAAATCACCAGAGGGTTCAATACTTCGTAGTGAAAGTCCTTTGCAGTTGTTGGAAAGAGTAAAGTGGTTCAATCAGAATTGGATTAAACCAGGTCACAGAACCGGTATGAATACTCACAACATATCTGCAACAGTTTCCATCCGTGAACATGAATGGGATGCCGTTGGTAATTGGATGTGGGAAAATAAAGAACATTTCAATGGTCTTTCAGTATTGCCTTATGACGGTGGAACATACATACAGGCACCATTTGAAGATATTGATGAAGAAAAGTATAATAAGTTGATGGAAACATTGCATGATGTTGATTTAAGTAATGTTGTTGAGTTGGAAGACAATACGGATTTGTCAGGCGAATTGGCTTGTGCCGGTGGTGCCTGTGAAATTAAGTAAGTAAGAGTGTTATAGTTCTTTGGGAATAAGGAGAAAAGTTATGGAAATTACATCATTTTTGTTGGGTATATGTGCAGTTATAGTCGTGGCGTTAGTTACGGTTGTAGTTGTGGGTATGTTCAAGATTGGTAGATTAAACAAAGAACTAAATAATTTAGAGGGCGTAGTTAATAGTGTTTTCGATAATTTGGATAGAAGAATTACATCAACAGAGGATGATTTTAGACGAATGATTGATTCCAGAGTTGATAGTGGGCGTTCAGCTATTGAAAAAGAACATCGGTTCATACATGAAAGAATTGATAAATCACAACAAGAAGTTGTTGGTGAAATAAAATTCGTGCATGAAAGGATTGATGGGGTGAATGCTAAAATTGCCGGTTTGGGTAAAGTAAAATAAAAATAACAAATAATTATTATTAAACACATTATCCAAAGAACTATAACACATATTTTTGATATAACATGATTAAATTAAAGAAATTATTGACAGAGGGCGGGAATATGTTTCCCGATGCCGTGGGGATTAAACAAAATGAAGTGGCGGCAACTGTCTCAAAAATTGAAACAACCGTTTTGAAACCACTTGGTCTTATTGGTTTTGGAACTGACTGTTTCATACTTGGTAGTGCAGGGAAGAAACCTGCTGACCAATTATCAGGCGATTTAGATATTGGTGTTTCAATGGATCAATTAGCATCTGCTAATGGTTTGAAATTAAGTGATGTGTTGGATTGGTTAATATCAGAACTCGAAAAAATGGGTTATGATGCAAAGCCACTTCGTGGGTTCTCACAAGTTTCTATACCGTTTCCAATAGTAGGCAGAGTTACGGAAGAACCTGTGCAAGTTGATTTCATGTTATCAAACAATGTTAATTGGACACAGTTTGTTTATTCGTCTCCTGATTATTCAAAGGGTGAGTCAAAATATAAACAAGCATATAGGAACTTTTTAATGGCAGCTGTTGTTACTGCGGTTGATTACAAAGTATTAAAGAAAACTGATAAGGATATTCCCGTTGAAGTTGAGAAATATGTAATGAGACATGACAGAGGAATTTATAGATTGACAAAAAGTTATGCAGGAAAAGGTGGAAGTATTATTAAAGCAGGTAAAACGATTGCTGGTAGTGAGAGTTTTGTTACACAAACTCCAGAAGAAATGATACATTTCTTTTTGGGAGACCAATACACTACTGCCGATGCGGCATCATTTGAAAAATTATATGATGTTGTATTTAATAAACAAAGTAAAGTTTCAGGAATGCGAGATACAATTCGCAAGTTTTTTATACAAAGTATAACCGATGCAAAATTACCCATACCGGAAATAATGTAGGTTATATCACACAGGAGGTTTTTATGTCAAAGCAAGAAATCTATGCCCAACTAACAAACTTATTCAATGAGTTTACAGTTGCACATAATTCAACAAAAAAGAAAGATGCGGCTATTGCTCGTAAAGCAGCAAGTGCAATCAAGAAATTGATTACACCGTATAATCAAGCATCTGTTGCCGAAGCAAAAGCAGCTAAATCATCTAATTAACTTTTTTTATTTTAATTATTTGGAGGTTATTATGGTAACGCTAAATTCTATTCTTCGTAGAGACAATTTATGGGATGACGTTGTAAATCAGTTGTCAAAGACACATTTTGATTTGCCTCGTTTTAATACTCAAACATTAGTTAAAGACGTGGATGGAGTTCGTAACATTTATGCGGAAGTTCCTGGATGTGCAAAAGAGGATATTAACATTACGGTAAAAAATAATATCCTTAATGTAACAGGTAACAGAAAGGTTGCAAACATCTTCGGTGAAAAAATTATTGAATTTAGATTTGAATTACCAAACGGTAAAATCAAATACGATTTGAAAGGAATTACTGCTAGTGTTGAGAATGGTATTCTTCATATTCAAGTTCCGTATGAAAAACCAACGGAACCAGAAGAAATTACAATCAAAGTAAAATAAGATTAGATGTTAAGTTTAGGGTGGTGGAAACATCACCCTTTTTTATTTATCCCATATTTATAGTTACAGAAGTATTTTTCACACAAAGGCAACTACATGGGATGGCGTAATGTCAAAACGAAACTCAAAACAATTAAAAGATGTGTTGGCAAAAGTATGTTTAGTTCTTGGGACATTCTTCAATCCGCTTGGGTTCGATGCGGCTTTTGCTTTAGTGACAAAACTTACCGAGAGTTACATCGTTACCGATATTATATTTTATTCGGTAGCGCTGTTATTTTTTGGACTTTATTTCATATTATCCCGTAAATAAACTTTGGAGTTTGTAATGAAATCTTTGAAATTAAAAAGTCTCTTATTGAAAGAAGAAGATGAAGGACTTGGACAAAAAGTAAAAACTGCTATCAAGAAAATTGAAAAGGCAGTTGAAGAAAAGGGCGATGATACACAGGCACTTATTGAACTTGCTAAATTGGTTGGTGAGAAGAAATGTGTTACTAAATTGGAAGCAATTAAAGAAATAGAAAAGGCAGAAGAAGGAACACCATACTTTATTGACCAATACAAAAAAGAAGTAGAAAAGGTTTTAATGAATATGGTAAAAGAAAAGTTTGACGCAAAAGAATATGGTGCAGTCATTGCATCAATTTAATAGATAACAATTGTTACATAAATAAGTTATTATCATGGCAGATCAATACATATCGCCTCAAATAGGTGATAGTCCATTTACATACCGACCAGTTCCCGATACATTAAATCAGGTAGACAGTCGCGAATTGCCTTTTTATGTTCTCAAACCAAATGTTCCAGTTAGTAATTTTGGTGATAACGGAACAGAAGGTGCAAAATTAAATATTATTCCAGAGAATGACAATTATTTAAAACAACCAATGCCAATATATTTGGCATCATCGTTCACGGAAGAAGTAAAAATAGAAGGAAAAACAAAAAGGTGGATTAGATCTGGTACAAAAGTAAAACCTGCTGATGATTATTTTAAGGATAATGGTGCTTTACCAGAATATGAATATGAGGGCGGTGAATTTTCAGAAATAACCTATGCATTTGATAGAGTAAGACTTGTTCCAGCAGTTGACTCAACTGGTGCGAGACAAAGGATTAGAGTTGGCGAGCGAATAATAAATGGTGCATGGAATTTGGTTGCAGATTTACATGGGAAATTTACAAGATATATTCAATTTCCAGAGAAACCATTAGTTTCAGATGCAACTTTAGATCCAAGTAGTCCTTTTTACAATGAAGATATTGCAAATGATGTTTATAGACCATTTGAACAAATACTAACCGGAATAGTTCAAAAAGATGTTGTCCTTGCAACTTCAAAATTAATTTATAGAACTAGAAAATGCCCACAAACTGCAGGAAAACCTGATGGTATTGATTATGAATGGTACTTTGAAGTAGATGATATAGAATTATTAGCAAACTTAACAATTAAACAACAATCATCAAGACCTGGAACTGTTCCAATTTTAGATGATTTTGGTGACGAAATTGGAACCGAAGGAATATTGGTATCTCTTGCAGATAGAATACGTAATCAAGTTTCTATCGGCGATGATACATCAAGAGTAGTATTCACACCAGATGGAAAATTGGAGTCACATAAGAGACCGATAGCACAACACGTTGTTTGGGCAAATCATAAAAGAAAGTTAGCATATATTGGCGAAGAACAATCCGTTAAGAAAGATGGAACACCATCGCCGGTAACAACACTTTTCTTGGAACCACCACTTGGATTTTATGGACAAGATAATGATTTTAGCGTTGAAACTGATGCAGAAGCAAATATGTTTAGATTTGCTAGTGTCACTTTGGATAAACTATACATATATTATGGATTATCAACTCCGCCTGCAAGGGGCAATGATAATATACTTGTTGCACGAACAGTTGTACTTGATGAAAATTCTGATGATGAAAAACTAGATACCAATTGGTTAAATTTTGACACACCTCCGGCAGGAAAAGATAATTTTCAAAATAATGATAAAGGTTTACTTGATTTTTTTGGAATGTATGTTAAATTTATAGATTGGGAATGGATACCAGAATGGGGTAGTCCAAGTTTTGCATATCAAGCTGAAAAATATTGGGTAGATAATCCAGACGGATCAAGGTCAGGACCTTTTTATAGAACATCTAGATACCAAGATGAGGCATTCAAGTCTGGAAATATTTCAATTGTTAATAGTTCTACAACTACTGCGGCAACTTCTCTAGCAGGAGGATTGGTAAATGCATCAACTGCAGCAGTTATTCCACCTGCAAATGCATTTTATAGACCTACCGAATGGGTTAAACCACTTGATGCAACACAAGTAGCAAAAGGTATGGTTCTTTGGTATGGTGGTAATTGGGATCAAAACAGATTTGGTCAAATTCCACCTGGACAAAGAACTGGTCCTGGTGGATTTTATTTTACTCCATGGATATGTATAAAAAATGTTTATCCTGGAAGCAGAACTTTATGGGTTAATCCATATACAGTTTTAGAAAATGGAACAGGTTATCCACCAAATTACACAGGACCAAAAGATTTAGCAGTTGGTACTCAATTAGATAAACACGGTAATATATTAAAACCAATACCAAATTATTTTTTAGGAAATAGACGTTCACTCGGATTTGTTACCGATAAAGCTATTCTCGCCGGTTCATCAGGATGTCCTCCGCTTTCTTTTGATAGAAAAGATATGTGGATAGAAACATCAAAAGGATTGGTTCTTGCTCCAACGTTTAGATTTGGAACAACTGGATTTGCAAACGATGCTTATGCTAGCATACGTGCTTATTTAGAAATAGAAAACCAAAGAGCAAGAAATATGATGAATGGAAATACAATTGGTGGTTTCCACTCGTTAAATCCTGCATACATAATTCCTACCGATAATTACGATGATGATAGGAAGTTTTTTGTTCCCTATGGACCAAATCCTCAATTTGCAAATTATTTTTTCAGAGACATACGATTTGTTCCAACATATGATATAGAAAGAGATTCACGTGGGAGGATAAAAAATAGGACTAGAACCATTGCTGAGGTAAATAATAGAATAATTCCTGGACCTTGGAACTTGATAGCAGATTTGTATATGTACATACCAACGTATAGAGATTTATTAAATCCATCGTTTGGCACAATAAGACAATTTGTTGGTATTCTTTATCCAGATTATGTTTTCGCAAAAGGTCAATTGGTAACTAGTATCAATCAAGATTGTGAAGATTTATTTGATTGGAACTCTGTAAAATATGAATATAGATTTAGTGTAAGTGAAATAAATTCCTTATTACCGTTGAGTCAAGGTTATGCTCATCATGCAAATAATATACGGTCTGCTCTTACTGGTGCTGATAGAAATAAAAGATATAAAATGGGCTTACCTGGTTTAAAACCTGGTGATCCTGTAATACTGGATAGACAGAAAGATTATGAACTTTCCTTTACCAATGGTGAGACTAGAATAAGTTTGATTAATCATATACTAAAACAAAATGCATATGAAGAAATGAATAATAGACATTGGCAACCATATAGACAAGAAAATGAAAAATACTGGAGTTATTCTTTTGGCAATCTTCCCGTATTGATTGACCAAGAACCAAAGGGTGTTTTTGGTAAACTGGTTCTTAAAGATGCAGTTAGTAAATATGTTGTTCCCTACGATATAACCCTTTTTAAAAACAAAGTAATAGGTGAAACTCCTTGTACACAAAGTTCATATAAATGGGATTTCCGTGAGGAATACCCCAAAGGACCTGATACCGATTTGGCATCGGATGTTAAACCCGAATATGTAAACTGTGAAGATGCAGTTTGGATTCCATATAGTAGCAACCCATTCATTGAACCAAAAGAATTTGTTGATCCATCATTTCAAGGAGAAGGAGCAACTACTGAAAATTCTCCGATAATAATTGGGTTTGTTCCAAAGATAACAAAAATAAAGAACGAGGAATTATCGGAAACGATAAGAACAAGAGATCCTCTATCACCTTGTTATCAAGGATTCAAAACAGTTTATGATATTACTGAATATTATGAAGTGACTCATAGTAAAGAGTGTTGGACAGATGCATCACCTTTGGATGAAGGACAACCTAATGTTATATTTGATGGTTTTAGCTACAAACGTTACAACGGATTTTTTAGTGGAAGTATAGAGTATGTTACTACCACACAAACTGTTTGGGAAAAACCTGAAAGAATAATGTGTGATTGTATAGAGATAAAAGTTGCTGGAACACCTATTATTGATCCGGATGATCCATGTGGATGCCGAGAGATTTACATAGATAATATTTATGAAATATGTCTGGATGATGGACTTTATTATTATGAAAATCAAATAATACCACCAAATAAATTGCCAAAGAAAACCGAAACGAGATTTTCAGTTAGTATAGATTGTAACAAAGTTGATGTTAAAGTTCATCATAAGATAAATCCAGAAACGGATATTTTATATGCAAAAGAGATAATAGAAAATTATCCTATGTTTAATAATTCAGATAGTCCTGATTGTTATATCACATCATCAATGCAAAGAAGTTCATCATATCAATATCATAGAGATGTTGTTGGGTGTCATCAATGTGATACGTATTCACCGTATTTTGCAGTTAGTTATGGTAATATAAATGGATCGGGATCAATACAAAGTTCTTTTGAATCAAATGACTCACCATCAAGAGCAGTTTATTCTAGATATAGATTATTGACACAAGAATCACCAACAACTAAATTCAGTTTTTATACAAATAACAATTTGGATCAAAATGTTGATGAAATTTATACTATCAATTTTTATAGTGAATATGCAAAAGATGGTATAGATCCTGGTAATTTTGAATTAAGTTTGGCTGAATTAAATGGTGGTGCTTATGCTAACAATGTATTCACTGGAAGTAACGTTCAAATAAGTTCTTCAAACAAAATAATAACTTTGATAGATACTTCAAACGATTTAAGAAATGAAGAATTTTGTTCAACATCACCATATACATCATTCGATATTGTTAGTGGTAGTTTAGTAAACGGATACTATAACACAAGTTCACTTCACACTTATGGAACAATTTATCCTTTATTAAATTTAGTTGTATTAGATGGGAAGAAATTACGAAATGAATTGAGCTTTAATAGTGTAACTGGTAGTAATATAGATGGTGATAATTCTAGCAAAATATTTACATCAATAAGTGGTGCAGCTGCTTTAAATAGTCCTATTAGAGCTAGAAAAGCTCATAAAAAAATAAGAACGGAATATCTTTTAAAAATAAAACACATGGAAGCAAATTACAGCAATAATCCTACGTTTGTTGTTTCTAATAATGCTTTATCACAGAAAGGAAAAATTAAAAATGAATGTTTTGATAATGAACCAATTACATACATTACTGCAATAGGATTTTACAATGATCAAAATGAGTTAGTTGCAATAGGTAAACCAAGTAAACCTATAATCAAAACACCAAATGATGAAGTTTATTTAAAAATTACAATATCAACATAATATCGGAGTTTTGTATGAAAAATTTACATATCTATAAAAAGGGTGTAATACTTGAAACTGCACCATATTACAATTTTGATACTGAAAATTTTACGGATATGTCTCACATAGTTGAATATGAAGATAAGTTGTACCAAATAATATGTGATCCCTTTGGCAATTTAAATGAACCCGAAGAGGAGGCAATTCCTTTGGAAGAAACGGATGATAGAGAAAATATGCCAGATAACAATTTTTTTGCTGGAATGGATTCCAATAGTGGATTTTCTTTATCATCTATATTTTCCAGTGTTCGTGACATGCAAATAGACGATGAAGAATTTTGATAAATTATTTGCTTGCTTTTTATGTAAAAAATACATATATTTAACTATACATTTTTAACATCATGTAATATAATATGATTACGATTAAACACTTCACTGCGTCATGGTGCCAACCATGTAAACAATTAATTCCTATAATGCAAAAAATTGCCAAAGAATATCCAATGGTTAATTATCACAAAGTTGATATTGATAATAATCCAGATGTTGCTCAACAGTATGGTGTTCGTGCTGTTCCAACTGTTTTATTTGAAAAACATGGTACAGTAGTTCAACAGGTTGTTGGACTACAACCAATGGAATACTACGAACAAATTATCAACAATCTATAAGGTGATATATGACAGACTTCTTTCAATACCAAACGAAAGATGTCACCGTAACTTTGCCCGAAATTGTTATCGAAAGACACGAAAACATTTGGGTAGTCCGTGATGATTTACTTCCAGGCGGAACAAAAAGACGTTTCCTTTATCGGTATCTTCAATCTCAAACTCATGTGACCGAATGGGTATATGCTTCACCGAGAGTTGGCTATGCTCAAGTTGCACTTGCTTATGCTTGTAAAGATTTAGGATTGAAGGCAACCGTAGTTATTCCAAAGGGAAAACATTTACCACTAACCGTAGAGGCAATATCTATTGGTGCAAACATTATAGAAGTTCCTATGGGATTTCTTACCCACATTCAACACGTTGCTAAAAAGTATGCAGTAGAAACACCCGGTGCACAATTACTACCGTTTGGTCTTGACCATCCCGTTATCATTGATGAAGCTGCTAGAATTGCTAGTCAGTTGCCAATTAAACCCAAAGAAGTTTGGTCTTGTATAAGTTCAGGAGTTCTGTCAAGAGGATTGCAGAAGGCGTGGCCAGATGCTAAAGTGTATGGCGTTAGGGTTGGCCATAATACAACAGACAGAGAGCGGGGTAGGGCAGAAGTATTCATATCGAAGTATAAATTTGAACAAAAATGTAAAACCGCAGAGAAACCACCGTTTCCTTCTTCGGATTATTATGACTCAAAAGTTTGGTCATTTATTAAAGAACACGCATCGGATGATGCATTATTTTGGAATGTAGGAGGTTAAAATGGATTGGCATACATCAAATCCGAATGTAAATATAAACTATAAAAAAGATTTGGATATAACCGTAAAATTTCGTAAATTAGTTTCAGAAGCAGTAACACCACAATATGCTCAAGACGGCGATGCTGGTATGGATTTGACGGCAACATCTTTTAGAGTAACTGAAACTTTCATGGAATACGGAACAGGCATCGCAGTAGAAATACCAAATGGTCATGTTGGATTACTTTTTCCAAGAAGTTCAATAACAAAGGCACCACAAGGAGTATCACTAAAAAATTCAGTTGGTGTTATTGATTCAAATTATCGTGGTGAAATTCTTGTGAGATTTGAATTACCTTATCCCGGTATAAAACCCTATGGTATTATTCCAGTTGTTGGTGACAAAGTTGCTCAATTGATAATCATTCCATACCCAAAAGTTCACTTGGAAGAAGTACAAGAATTATCAGATAGTAACAGAGGCCAAGGTGGTTTCGGTTCAACGGATAAAAAATGATTTTGATATTTATTGTAAAAAGTTTACATAACAGAGAGAAGAAAAATGGCAAAGTTAAAACATTTATTACCAGATAAACAATTAAACGAGAGTGGACTTGCTCGTTTGGCTAAACACATGGAAGAACATGATTGTGGAACAATAACCGCATTTCGTTCCAAAGAAGGTTGTGCCGGTCCAGAAGATAAAGAGTATTCAAAAGCTGATAATCAAAAAAGAAATAAACAACTGTATGCAAATCTTCAAATGATGGGTTATGGTGTAACTGCTGTTCATGGTGCTTACATAGAAAACTACGGAACACCTGATGCAAAAGAAGTTAGAGAGAATGTTTATTTTGTTGTTGATCTAAAAGATAAGGGTAGTTTAAGGCAAGACTTGATGAATTTAGGTGGAAAATATCAGCAAGACTCTATTCTCTATATCCCAAAGGGAGGCGAAGGATCTATATTGATTGGAACAAATGATTGTAAAAATTCTTATCCTGGTTTTGGTAAAGAAGTAAAGTTCAAGGATAGAAAGATGGGACAAGGTGGAGAATTTATGACGAAGATTAGTGGAAGACCATTCATGTTTGAAAATACATTGCTCGAAACTGTCATTGAAGATAATTACTATCAACACGCAAACATAATGGGTAAGTGGGCAACAAAGACTATTGCAAGTGGAGATTGGAAAGATATTGACATTTAATTTTTATTAAAGGTATTATTATGAGCCGCTCATATAGAAAAAATCCTATAATAGGCAATGCAGGGACTTCTGAAAAGTATGATAAAGTTCACGCACACCGTAAGAATAGAAAACAAATTCGGGATCATATTACTTCTACTCATGGTGATTTAGATTTGTTGGAAGAAATAATGATGCCAAAGGAAGAAGAAATTTCTGACGATTGGACTATGGCAAAAGATGGTAAAAGATACATTGATCCAATAATACGTGATGATGATACAGAATTTATGCAAGAAGTTAAAACAAAAATTATGAGGAAGTAATTGTTATGGATTTTGTTATGGTGGAACCAAGAAAGAGTAAATTTACAGCTTACCATTTTGACGGTAGTGAAAAGTCTGCAAAAGTTGCTTCTGAAAAATGGGAATGTATTATCGGTAAGAATGAAAATTTTGAAAACAAATATGTAATCACATTTGGTGATGGTCAAAAATGTTTTCCAAATTCTTATATCGTTGTTGAACAAAACAAACCCGTTGTTTATACACAGGATGAATTTAATGGTAAGTATCAAATAGTTTATGATCTCCGTGACCGTATCGGTGCTTTTTATTCAATAGATTAACAAATGGTGTTTTGTGGAAGAAGATTATTTCCAACAATTTTACGGAATGGATCCGTATTTATCTATAACTGCTGAACAAATTACATACATAAAAGAAAACTTTGATAAAGAATATGTCAAAGACCGTCTGGCTGAAATAGCAATGACATATCCACTACCTTATGCGGATATTACAATTGAAAGTGCTCAAAGTGAGTTTCTAAAATTGAAAGGTATTCGTTGGAATGAAATCCTAAAAGAAGGTGAGTGGTTTCCAAGAAAAGCATCTGAACCAAAATATGCTTTGACTTATGGTGGAAAACAGTTATATTTCAGTCGTCTTAATACTGGTAACGATGCATCAAATTATTTTCAACAAAAGAACCGTTGGGAAGTTGATGCATCCGTATCACCAGGTCCTGCTAGAACATGGCAAAACCATAAGTTTATGAAGTCACTTATGGGTTCTATGTATTCTCTTAAAATGGAAACACTTGGTAAATCAGAGTTAAGAACAATGTTAGGATTGCGTAAATACATTTGTTCTCAATTCAAACCTAATGTTGCAAAGTGTATGTATGAAATGTTGGGTGCAAAAAATGTATTGGACTTTTCTATGGGATGGGGTGACAGACTTGCTGGATTTTACGCAGCATCTTGCACCGAACATTATGTTGGATTAGATCCAAGAGTAGAAAATCATCCGATATATGATGAACAAGTCCAGTTCTATGAAAAGAATTTGGGTTTCTTTGAAGGTAAGAAGAAAACAAATTTCTATCAATCACCTGCTGAAGATTTTGATTTCTCACAATATCCAGAACATTTTGATTTGGTATTTACATCACCACCATATTTCAATGTTGAGAAGTATTCTCAATCCGATACACAGAGTTGGGTTCGATATAAAGGAATTGATATGTGGAATAAAGATTTTCTACATAAGACACTTGGAAACATTATACCGTCATTGCGAGTTGGTGGTGTAATGGCGATAAACATTGCAGATGTTTACACAAATTCCGCGTGGTCTACTGGTAGACAATGGTTGGAGATAACAAATCCAATGAATGATTTTCTGATAGAAAGTGGAATGGAATACTTGGGTTGTATTGGAATGGAAATGTCAAAGAGACCTAACTCTGCCGGTGCAGGAACCGCTACAAGAGACGGACACTTTCTTGATGATAGTGTTCAGTTCGCTGAAGAGAATAAAGATAAAAAGTTTTGTGAACCAATATGGATGTTCAAAAAGGTATAATATGTATCAAAACATTTTCGTTAAAACAAATACAAAAGAAGCGTGGGTATGGGATGATGCAAAAGGTTTGATGCACTTTGAGTATACGCCGTATGCTTACAAGAAAGATCCAAACGGTAAATATATTTCTCTATACGGTGATAAACTTTCAAAGGTTACAAACTTTATTAAAAACGATCCTGACCTATTTGAATCCGATATTGCAGAGACAACTCGTATTCTTGTTGATATGTATGGTGATTCCGATATGCCCTCGAAAGGTATTGTCACAATCACATTCGATATTGAGGTTGAAATGATTACCGGTATTCCGGATCCAACACAAGGTAATAATGAAGTAACATCTATTGCTTACCATGATTCCGCATCCAATCATTATACAATTCTTGTATTGGATAAGAAAAGAAAATTGGATGGAAAAACTACGGATAATAAAACAGTAGTTCCGTGTTATGATGAAAAAACTCTACTTCTTAAATTCATAGATGCAATTCAAGAAATTCAACCCCATGTTATGACGGGTTGGAATTGTGATGCATTCGATATTCCATATTTGCACAACCGTATAAAAAGAGTTCTTGGTAAGAAACACGCAAACAATCTTTCCGTGATTGGTGAAATGTTTTATTCACCGTATCGTAATCGTTACACAATCGGTGGAACATCAGTATTGGATTACATGACGGTCTATAAAAAATTCTCATATAAAGAATTGCCATCTTATGCTCTAAATGCAGTTTGTATGACAGAGCTTGGTCGTGGTAAGATTGAATATGAAGGCAACCTTGATGACTTGATGGAAAATGATATTGATACATTTATCGAATACAACATTACTGATGTTGAGTTGGTTATTGAATTAGACAAGAAGTTACAGTATATTGATTTAGTTCGTGGTATCGCTCATGTTGGTCATGTTCCGTATGAAGACTTTGTGTATTCATCAAAGTATTTAGAAGGTGCTATGCTAACTTATCTCAAACATATTGGTGGTGTTGTTGCTCCTAACAAACCTGCCGATAGACAAGAGAAGATGCAGGAATTGCGTGATAGTGGTGAGAAAGGGTTTATTGGGGCATTCGTTAAGGATCCTGTTCCAGGTAGATATGATTGGATGTATGACTTGGATTTGACATCACTATATCCCTCAATCATTATGACACTAAACATTTCTCCGGAAACAAAGATTGCTAAGATTGAAGATTGGAATGCAGAAGATTTCAACCGTGGAAGGAAAGATGAATACATTGTTGGTGGTGAAAAGGTATCAAAAGAAAAGTTAAAGGCATTCTTGGACAAATACAAATACACAGTTGCATCAAACGGTGTTATGTATAGTTCAGACAAAACAGGACTTATTCCTGCAATTCTTTCTGATTGGTTTGATAAAAGGGTTGAGTATAAAAATGAAATGAAGAAGTGGGGTAAAGCCGGTGACACAGACAAGTATGAGTTCTACAAGAAAAGACAGCTTGTTCAGAAAATTCTTTTGAATAGTATGTATGGTATTCTTGGTCTACCTGCATTTCGTTTTTATGATATTGATAATGCAGAGGCAGTCACACTTTCCGGTCAAACGGTTATCAAGAAAACAGAAGCTGCTATCAATATGAAATACAATAAAGAATTGAAAACGGATGAAGTGGATTATGTTCAGTATGTTGATACGGACTCTGTGTTTGTTTCTTGTTTACCTTTGGTGAAGAATAGATTTCCGGACATTGATACAAATGATATTGAAACAATGACACCAAAGATTTATGAGATTGCAACGGAAGTTCAAGATTATGTTAATCAGTTTTATGATGTATTTGCCAAAAAGATATTCAATACTGACAAACATCGTTTGGAAATCAAACAAGAAATGATTGGTAGAACAGGTTTCTGGCAAAAGAAAAAGAGATATGCTCTTTGGATTATTTCCGATAACGGTGTTCCAATGGATAAGTTGGAAGTTAAAGGTTTGGATATTGTTCGTTCATCATTCCCTAAATCATTTCAGAAGTGTATGAAGGATGTGATGATTGATATTCTCAAAGGTAAAGATAAGAATGAGATTGATGAATACATATTATCTTTCAAAAAGAATTTGAACACGGTATTGTATGCAGAGGTTGCTAAAAATTCTTCAATCAAAGATATTAAAAAGTATGAGACTTTGGTAAAGGATGATGTTCTTGGTAAGTATGCAAAGGGAACACCGTCACATATAAAAGCTGCCATAAACTATAATAAGTTATTGAAAACATTTGGTTGTCCTCCGAAATATCCGCCAATTAAAAATGGTGATAAGGTTAAGATTGCTTATTTGAAATCAAACAAGTATGGGTTGGAGGAGTTGGCGTTTCGTGGTGATTCGGATCCAGAAGAAATTATACAATTTGTCAAGGAACATTTTGATGCCAATGAATTATTTGTTTCGGAATTGGATGGCAAGTTAAAGAACTTCTATGAGGCAATGAAGTGGGATTTCCCAACGGAGAATAAAAAAGTTGCACAAAAGTTTTTTTCGTTTTGAAATTACGCAAAAATTTCATATATTAGCATAAATTATTTACTAATCATTAAGGATTGTTGTTATGGAAAAATCAAAGTTGTTAAACTTTATCAGTAAGTATCATTTGGGTAAATTGATACAGTCTGTTGCTTGGAATGTAAATGGTGGACTTTCTACTCGTTTTATTTCAGATGATAAGTGTGTGGTTGGCGAAGTTAAGTTGAAAAGTTTTCAAGGTGATGATTGGAAGTTTGGTGTATACAACACGGACTTGCTTGTAAGTCTTCTCGGTGTTCTCGGTAACACAGTAAACTTTCAAGTCAATGGTGCCGGTGATAAGGCATTCTCATTGACTATTGATGATAAATCAACTACTGTAAATTATATGTTGGCTGACCTTGCAGTTATTCCACCTGCACCGGACCTAAAAGAATTGCCCAATTTTGAATTGGATATTACAATTACAAAAGAATTTATTGATAAATTCATCAAGGCAAAATCTGCTCTTTCAGATATTGAAAAGTTTACAGTATTAAAGAATGAAAAATTAAATAAGTATCAAATTGTTCTTGGTTATTCAAATACAAATTCAAACCGTATCTCTATTGATATTGATTGCAATGCAAGTGGTGATATTGAACCAATCAGTTTCTCTGCAAAATACTTCAATGGTATTCTTGCCGCTAACAAAGACTTGAATGGTGGAACTCTGAAAGTTTCATCCGAAGGTTTGGCGAAAGTTGAATTTGATATTGATGACTTTGACGCAAAGTATTATTTAGTAAAATTGGATAACAATTGATGAAAAAGTATTTTTATGAAAAGAGTGATGTTCTATCTTGGTCGTCAAACATTACATACGGCGAATTGGTAACTTACGATGATAATAAGTTTTCCGAATGGATAGAAGAATTGCGAATGAGGTTTTTGAAAGATTGGGATGAAAGTGGTAAACCACCTCTTGTTGGCAGAAGCGAAGAAGAGATTGTTCAATCATTTTCAAAGCTCCGTCAATTCAATACCTCAAAAATCTTTCATAGTCCAGAGAAAGGCAATGACGAAGATATAATCGGCGTCATTGCTAACTTCTCTAAAAATGGTTCTGCTGCTAATCAATTCTTTCCAACCATGTTGAAAACAAAGATTGCAAGTGGAACAAGTGGTGAAACATCTAGATCTATTTATGATTTCTTCACCGATGAAATGAAAGATACTTTTCATCATGTTATGCGTAGAACTCTTTACAATGACTCAATGTATCTTTATAGTAAATCTATTTCGTCAAATCAAATTAAGAACCCATATTTCAGAGAAGGTGAAACATTACGAGACTTCTTCGTTGCTTTCAAAAATGGTGATGGTAGATTTGACGGACAAGGTTTGCGTATATCAAAAATATCTTGCACACTTGAAACCTATAATAAAAAATATACAAAGTATCTAACTATCAAGGCAGACCAAATCCGTGAGTTTGTTAAGGATGGTATACTTGATGCTAGTATGATATTTTATTTGGGTGATATAGATGAACTGTCCGATAACTTTATGATAAAGAAAGACGGTGAAGAACCAAGAGTAAATGTTTTCTTGGTTAGAGTGTATGAAAAGAGTGCAAGATTATTTCCACAAGCATTTCAGATATTCCGCATTTCTTTCTCACAACCTGCTGTAAACTTTCCACCAATGACTGCAAAGTTTTTGTATGAACATTTTACAAAACACGTTCCAGCAAGTGAAACCGTTACAGTTTATGATCCAAGTGCAGGTTGGGGTGGAAGAATTTTAGGAGCAATGTCGGTGAGTAGACCGATACATTATGTTGGAACAGATCCTAATACGGACAATTCAATTCCTGATTTGGGTATAACTCGTTACGAATATCTTGCAGACTTTTACTTGAAGTCAATTGGTGAGAAAGGTAGCTCACTATCATCCAAATTCTTTGATGTAAAAGAAAATCATACATACGAAGTTTTCCAAGACGGTTCTGAAACAATACAATTCAATCCTGATTTCCAAAAGTATAAAGGTAAATTGGATTTTGTTTTCACATCACCACCATATTTCAATCGTGAAATGTATTCCGATGATGACACACAATCATATAAGGCACATGGAGAATATGCAGACTGGCGTGATAACTTTTTGAAACCAACATTGGAAACTGCCGTAGAGTATTTGAAAAATGACCGGTATCTTTGTTGGAACATTGCAAATATCAAAGTATCTGCAAATAAAACAATACATCTTGAAGAAGACTCAATAAACATTTTGAAATCTTTGGGTATGGAATACAAAGGTAAGATGGGAATGCTTATGACAAAGATGATTGGTAATTCTGATCCAGAGAGACTGGCAAATAAAGTATTATACAACGGCGAATGGTTCAAATACGAACCAGTATTCGTTTTCTATAAACCATAACATGAAACCAAACAGCGATAGTTTAAGTAAATTTTTTGATGTTGATCCGCTAGAAGTTCGTTTGTGGAAAGAGACCGGTGAATTTTTTGCAGGTAAAAGAGAATTGGATGATACAATAGATTGTATCTTTCAGTATTACCGCAAACACGGTTATCCATACATGAAAATCACCGAACAAGAAAAACATGAACACATGAGAAAACTACAACAATTCAATTATGATAGTATTTTCAAAGACGGTGATATAATTCAAACCATGAACGGACTTCGATTGGCGTGGTCATACTTTCCTCATGCAATGGAAGTTAAATGTGGAAACTCAAAGATGTCTCCAATGGATAACTTTTTGAATGACCAAACATTCAAAATGACAATACGCAAATGTTTAAAGTGGTTATCAAAACATTGGGGTAGTTCTTTCCAAGAGAACCGTCTTCGTCAATCACTTAAAATATATTCCGGTGTTCAAGGTGTTTCCAATTTCAGACCAACTGCTGCCGGTGTTATCTATAAAAAATATGGCGGTGATGGTGTGATGTGGGATATGTCTTGTGGATGGGGTGGAAGATTGGTTGGTGCACTTGCTTCACCGTATATCAAAACTTATATTGGAACAGAACCATCAACCAAAACATTTGAAGGACTTTGTAAACTTCGTGATGACTTTGCATATCTTGGCAAAGATATTCAATTGAATATGATGGGTTCGGAAGATTACATACCACAAAAAGATAGTTTGGATTTATGTTTTACTTCTCCACCATATTTTGATACTGAAAAATATGCAGACGAAAAAACTCAATCGTATAATAAGTTTCCAACAAGAGAAGAATGGGGATCCGGATTTCTTCAATCAACATTTCGTAATTGTTATCACGGTCTAAAAATGGGTGGCTATATGCTAATCAACATAGCCAACACACCAAAGTATAAAGATTTGGAAGAAATGACTATAAAGTATGCCAACCTAGTTGGTTTCGATCACACCGATACTCTACAACTGATACTGTCCGCAGTCATGGGAGCTGGCTATAAAAGAGAGCCAATCTTCGTATTTCAAAAAAATCGCTAGGATATTAGGCGAAAAATACATATATTAGCATATGAATTTATCAATCTATAAGGTATGTTATGTTTAACACTTCACACACAATTTGGAATGAAAAGTATCGCCCACAAACACTTGACACTTATGTTGGCAACGATACTGTAAAATCAACCTTTCAACAATATATTGAGACAAACGATGTTCCACATTTACTTCTTTACGGTGATGCTGGTAGTGGTAAAACCACACTTGCTAAGATTGTTGCAAATACTATTGCAAAAGATAACTACATTTACATCAATGCTTCAGACGAAAATTCAGTAGATACTGTTCGTGATAAAATCAAACAGTTTGCTTCTTCAATTGGATTTGGTGGATTGAAGCTAATTATATTGGATGAATGTGATTACATGACACCGAATGCTCAGGCGGCACTTCGTAATGTCATTGAAACATTTAGTAAGACAACTCGTTTTATTTTGACTTGTAACTATGTAGATAAGATTATTGATCCAATTCAATCTCGTTGTCAAATCTTTAACATAGTTCCACCATCGAAGAAAGAAGTTGCACAACATCTTGTAAAAATTCTTGATGGTGAGAATGTAAAATATGAGAAAGATAATCTTGCAACAATTATCAATCAATCTTATCCAGATATTCGCCGTGTAATTAACACAACTCAACGATGTGTTATTGGTGGTGTTTTGAAATTGGATGAAACAACTTTGGTAGAACACAATTATCTTTCTTCGATTGTTGATATTCTAAAATCAAGTAAAAACAAAAAAGAAAAGTTCGATGGTATTCGTCAGTTACTTGCTGACAATCATGTTCGTGACTTCAATCAAATGTTCAGACATCTTTACGATACCGTTGATACATACGCAAATGGTTTCGTATCAACTATCATTTTGATTATTGCTGAAGCACAATACAAAGACAGTTTTGTTGTAGACCATGAAATAAATGCCATGGCTATGTTTATTCAAATTATTATGGAAATTGACCAAAGGAGAAAATGATGGGTATTTATGACATTAACGGCGGTGGACAACCACCACAGGATCAACAAAGAATTAGTGTTGATCTAAATCAGGCATCAGATATTGAATGTTCAAAATGTGGTAACAAATTCTTTCACGAAGTAACATTCTTCAAAAAGATTTCTGCATTGATTTCACCAAATGGACAAGAAGGTATTGTTCCAATTCCAACGTATGCTTGTTTGGAATGTGGTAATATCAATGACGAATTTTTACCAAGTAAAAGACAACAACTTAACGATTAAGGATTATCATGGCAAAAAGTTTATTTGATCATATTAAAGGTGTTACTTTCCGTAAAACAAAATGGGAAGAATTATCAGAAGAAGATGCGAAGTCATGGAGCAATTATATGATTGCTCGTTTCTTTTCAATGGAACCTGAATTTGTTGAAGTCATAAATGAATTTCAAACATATTCAAATGGAATACTATCTTCAAGAGATTACTATAAACTTTTGCTAGATATTCTACCAAAGAAATCAATCTTTCTGAAATACATAAAGTCCAAACACAAAATGGAAATAGAACCACAAATTCTATCTACATTTTGTAACCACTTTGAGTTGGGAAGAAATGAAGTTTATGAGTATATTCGTTTTATTAAAGAAAACAATCCAGATGAATTGACTGATATATTGAAACTGTATGGAACACCCGAAGCGGATATTACTAAATTTGAAAAACAATTAAAGACAATAAAATGAGGAATAACAAAATGTCAATCAAAGAAATTGATTTGGGTAGAAAACAGCCGGATGTTGTTATTGAAATGGAAAAAAAATTTCCAGTTATGACTGCTGAATTTAAGCGTATACAACAAGCCCAATATGAATTGTTCTGTGCAAAACAAAGTAATTATGGTCCGGATAATATATCTATGGGTTCAAATTTGGAAAGAGAAGAAGATCGTAAACTTTCTTTACAAGGTCTTTTCTTTCGTATAAACGATAAAGTAAATCGTTACAAACAAATGATTATGTTTGGTTCAAAAGATGCAGTCGGTGAAAGTCTTGATGATACATTCAAAGATATTTCTGTGTATGGTATTATTGCACAACTTGTTCAGTCTGGTAAGTGGGGTAAATAATGCCTAACAGAAAAATATCTTTCTCACAATATCAAATGTGGAAAGTATGTCCTCATAAATGGAAACTTACTTACATAGATAAAATATCAGGATACAAACAATCTGCTGCTGCCCTATTTGGAACAGTAATGCATGAGGTTTTACAAGAGTATGTTAAAACTATTTATGAGAAATCAATAGTTGAAGCGAATAAACTTGAACTAAATGAAATGTTGCAAAGTGGTATTCGTAATGAATATAAAAAATTACTCGAAGAGGCAAAGGGTAATCACTTCTCAAACGAAAAGGAATTAAAAGAATACTATTCTGATGGCGTTCAAATTCTTAATTGGTTTAAGGCACATAGAGCCGATTTCTTTCAAAAGAAAGATTATGAGTTGGTTGGTATAGAATTACCAATTAACATCGTTCCACTTGAAAGTCATCCAACTGTTAAACTTGTTGGTTTTTTGGATTTGGTTATTAAGAATACAAAGACAGGTGAAATATACATATATGATTTCAAAACAAGCACAAACGGTTGGAACAAATATGCTAAAGCTGATAAAGTAAAAACATCACAACTTGTTCTTTACAAAACATATTATGCAAAACAATATGGTGTTAGTCCTGAAGAAATAAATGTTGAGTATTTAATTCTTCGTAGAAAAATTATTGAAGACGCTGAATATGAGGCAATGAAACAGAGAGTTCAAAGATTTGAACCATCGAATGGCAAAGTTTCACAAAACAATATAAAGAAAGAAATTACAGAATTTATCACAAGTAATTTCACAGAAGAAGGCGAATATCGTTTGGATGTGATACACACTCCAGAAGCTGGCAGAGATTATTGTAATTGTAAGTATTGTGACTTTAATACGCTTGATCAATACTGTCCGAAAGAAAAAAGAAACATAATGCCATTCTAAAATTTAATGTTTTGTAAAAATACTAGATATTTATTGTAAACTAATATCATTAGGTGTTTCGTGAAAATCGCTCAATTGGCAATAATTGACCTCTCTGTGTATAGGGGCATACATACCTTTACAAAAAATATATCATCACTCGATAGTGTTGATACATTTTACTTTAATCCTAGCGAAACAAATAACTTCAAATCAGAATATCAGAACTGCATAGATATTTCCGAAATGGAAATGGGTGAACTGAAAAATAAATTGGAAGGTTATGATATTGTTGTTTTGAACCTCAACAAATTTATCTATGATGTTGATGGTATAGAAAAAAGAAAAACAGAACATAAACAAAGATTGATTGAATTGGCAAAGATGTATTGTCAGTTGAATACTATAACTGCATTCTTTGACCATGAGATATACCCGTATGAGGGTATGCACTTCAATACAATTTGTGTTCCCGCTTTCATAAAGTATAGTGATTATTACTTGACATACACACCGTTCTTTGTGGATGCACTCAAAGAGTATATTGGAATGAGAGGAACTTCTGAATATACTTTTCAAGTCGGTGGTTATATTGACATGAGTATCTACGATAAGTGGATTGAAAAATCATGGGTAGATAAAAAAGAATTACCATACATTTCAGAATGTGCTTACTATGCTAAATTCAAAGGTCATGGGAACTTCAAACCAATAGTGGAAACAATGAGTAAGTTGGGATTGAAAGATTTGAATGGGAAGAAATTAGTTCATATTGGAAACACTTACTCACCTGAAAATTATTTCAATCATGTAAAGATATTAGCAGAACACGCAAATGTTTCTCGTAAAACTTTTAGTGATACATTTCTTCCAGACTTTGATTTGGATCCAACTGTATTCAAAGTTTTCGATAATGATAAACCAATGGTGCTTGCAGGAACATATACGATGGAAAGTATGATGGACTTTTTATCTGGTTGTAGATTTAGTATATCAACAACAAATACAAAAGTGCCGTTCTTCGGAATGTTCATTACACCAAGATTTGAATATGCACAAATAGAAAAGAACTTGATGACCATTCCTATTTATGATAAAACATACATTGACTTATTCAAAGGAACAGAATTTGCAGAATTAGTTTTGTCTTATGATATAAATGATTTGGAAAATTCGTTGAAAAGTCTTATATTAGATATGCAAAAATTAGAACAAGACGAAGAAGAATATAATAGACGAAGATTAAGATTGATAAGATTAACCAGAGATATGAATAAACTTGATAACTTTGTTCGTGACATGAACGAAATAATTTCAAATGGTAAAAGAAATAAAGATGATTATTCGGAAGATTGGTTTAATTCTTCGTTAGAACAAATGGGTTGCAAATTCAAACCGTATCGTAAGATGTTATTGAATATGCAAACCGTATCAACAAATACAACACAAAAGTTTTTTAACATATAAAGGTTTCACATGGCAAAGAAAAAGATATTATTGTTGTCAGATGATTTGAGACTAACATCCGGAATAGCAACTGTTTCAAGAGATATGGTTATTGGAACAGTAAAAGAATTTGATTGGGTTCAAGTTGGTGCCGCTATAAATCATCCAGATAAAGGTAAGGTTATGGATTTGTGTGAAGATACACGAAACATAACAGGAGTAAAAGATGCGTATGTAAAAGTTTATTGTAATGATGGGTATGGTGATCCATTTTTAATTCGTAGATTAATAGAAACAGAAAAGCCAGATGCAATACTTCACTTTACTGATCCAAGATTTTGGGGATGGTTGTATAATATGGAACATGAAATTCGTCAAAAAATTCCGCTGTTGTATTTGAATATTTGGGATGGTGCTGGTTTGGTCGGAGATACTACAACTGATCCGATGTGGAATAAAGATGCCTATGCAAGTTGTGATTTGTTAATGGCCATTTCAAAACAGACATACGGTATAAACAAAAGAATACTATCTAGGATAAATGAGAAAGTTCCAACTTATAGAGTAACATATGTTCCGCATGGAATAGACACTGGTATGTTTTTTCCTATAAAAGAAGACCACTCTGATTTTCAAAAGATGACGGAAGAAAGTATAAAAATTCGTGGAAACAATCCAGATAAATTTGTTGTAATGTGGAATAACAGAAACATTCATCGTAAACATCCGGGTGATGTTGTTCTTGCTTACAAACATATGTGTCAGTTGATAGATAAAAATGGTGGGGATGCTAAAAATGATTGTGTATTATTTATGCACACTCAACCTATAGATCCTAATGGTACTGATCTAGTTGCTCTTGTAGGAGAACTTTGTAATGAGTATCCTGTTTTGTTTGATGAAAAAGTAATTTCTGCAAATCAATTGAATATACTTTACAATAATGCAGACGTTGTTGTTAATATGGCATCAAATGAAGGATTTGGTTTAGGAACTGCAGAGGCGTTATCCGCTGGAACACCAATCGTTGTTAATGTCACCGGCGGTATGCAAGACCAATGTGGATTTATTAATCCGGAAACAAATGAATACTTTACCGCAGATGATTATATTGAAACACACACTCTACATAGAAAAGATGTTTGGGGTGATTTGAAACATGGTGAATGGGTTAAGCCAGTATGGCCATCCAACATATCACTGCAAGGTTCCGTTCCAACGCCATACATTTTTGATGACCGTGCAGATTTCAGAGATATTGGTCAGGCGATTTATGAATGGTATACAACACCAAAAGAAGAAAGAAAGTCTGCAGGTTTGAAAGGTAGAGAATTTATTATGGATGAAGCAGTTGGTATGTCCAGAGATAATATGTCAAACAGAATGATTGTTGATATAAATGCTGTGTTGGAAAACTTTAAACCAAGAAACCGTTTTGAATTATACTTAACATGAGGATGATATGAATTATAGACCACAATTAGCTTTTTGTGCACCCGTTACTACGGTTAGCGGATATGGTGCACATGCAAGAGATATACTGTTATCGCTAATAAAAATGGATAAGTTTGATATAAAAGTTATTTCTATAAATTGGGGAGAAACCCCCATGAATGCATTGGATGAAAATAATGAAGAACATAAACTCATACTTGATTTAATTCATCCAGGTCCTTTGCATTCACAGCCAGATATTTGGATGCAGTGTACTATACCGAATGAATTTCAAAAAGTTGGTAAATATAATATAGGGATTACTGCAGGTGTTGAAACGGATATTTGTTCGCACGAATGGATAGAAGGATGTAACAGGATGGATTTGGTATTGGTTCCATCGAAACATGCAAAGAATGTATTATTAAATACTTCTTATGAAAAAAGAGATAAAAATACCAATCAAACAGTAGGTAATCTTTCAATAAAAGTTCCAATAGAAATTTTACACGAAGGAGTTAGAACCGAAATATATGGCAAATCAAATACCATGGATGAAAAACTAACAGAAACATTAAATGAAATTGATGAAAAATTTGTTTATCTATTTGTTGGTCATTGGTTGAAGGGTGATTTTGGTCAAGACAGAAAAGATATTTCAGGTATGATATTCACATTCTTGGAAACTTTTGCAAATAAACCAAATAAACCGGCTCTTTTATTAAAATGCTCATCTGGAACATTCTCTGTTTCGGATAAAAGTAGAATAATAGAAAAAATAAATTTGATAAAATCTATGTCAAATAAAACGGATTTACCAAATGTTTATCTGTTGCATGGTGACTTGACCGATAGTGAAATGAATACTCTATACAATCACGAAAAAGTAAAGGCATTGGTTTCGTTTACAAAGGGTGAAGGGTATGGAAGACCAATTGCAGAATTTATCACATCGGGAAAACCAGTTATTGTTTCTGATTGGAGTGGGCACACTGATTTTGTTAATAAAAATTTCCATGTTTTATTGAAAGGTGAAGTTAAACCTGTTCATAAGAGTGCAGTTTGGGAAGGTATTATTAACGATGGATCATCTTGGTTTACAGTAGACTATCAATCAGCTGCAATAGAATTGGATAAAGTTCATAAAAATTATCAAAAGTATTTAATGAGTTCAAAAAGATCCGTTAGAGAATTAGAAAAGCTATGGTCTTTCGATGCAATGCATGAAAAGTTTGTTGATATACTTCAAAACAATTTGCCGGTATTTTCTAAAAAATTGGAATTAAATTTACCACAATTGAAAAAATTACCAACTCTTAAAAAAATAGATTTGAATGGGGAGAATATATGATTTCATATACCATAACAGTTTGCAATGAACACGATGAATTATTGCGTTTATTATACTACTTAAAAAATAAAATAACTGATGAAGATGAAATTGTTATTCAGATGGACAAAGACACCGTTACGGATGAAGTTAAAAATTTGATAGAGAATAATAAACATCTAATAGAAAACTTAACTGTTGTTGAGTTTCCTTTGAAAAATGATTTTTCAAAATTTAAGAACAATTTAAAAAATCATTGTAAAAAAGAATGGATATTCAATATAGATGCGGATGAAATACCATCGGATTTTTTAATAAAAAACATATACACCATATTAAAAGATAATTCAGATGTTGAAATGTTTTTAGTTCCAAGATGGAATACAGTTGATGGTATAACAGAACAACACGTTGAAAAATGGGGTTGGAATTATGATGATAACGGAAGAATAAATTGGCCAGATTATCAAACGAGAATATACAAAAACAAAAAAGAAATTGTTTGGAAGAACAAAGTACATGAAAGATTATCTGGATATGCATCACACACATCGCTACCAGCAGAACAAGAATTTTGTTTTTATCATCCAAAGACAATAGAACGTCAAGAAAAACAAAATGATTTTTATTCAAAAATGTAAAGTGATATTAAATGAAAAATTATTTAATAGGATCAATAAGTGGTAATTATAGTCCACAAAATTTGAATACTTGGATAAATACAAGCGATACATTTAACAATGTTGAAAGGGTATTGTTTTTATACAATGATACAAATCCAGAATTAAAAGAATTTTGTATAAATAAAGGAATAACCGTTGTTGTTCCAGATTTTGATTTTTATGGAAATAACTTAACAAACTTTATTGCCAATAGTGGAGACTTAACACCGGATAATGCTCACAGAATGGTTCATCATATAAGATTTTTACATTATTCATTTTTCTTAAAAGATTTAAGTGAGAATGATAGAGTAATATTAACAGATATAAATGATGTTAAATTTAATTCAAATCCATTTGAACATGAAGTTTTTATTTCCAATAATGGAATAATAGCAACAAGTGAAGAAATTACTTTTGAAAATGAAAATTGGAATTTGGATTGTTTGAAAGCAACATTAGGTATATTATCTTTGGGTGATATACAAAAGAAGACTATAAATTGTGCAGGAGTAATTGGTGGTAGTGCAGGTATTCTATCAAAACTTTGTGCAGACATTTACTTACTATGTATTGGTAAATCAAGAAATGCAGACCAAGTTGCTTACAATTATTTGATAAATGGTAGCTATAAAAATCAAACAACATTTTCCGATATAAATGATAACTTTGCAATACATCTTCATGTTATAGCACACAAGTTAGTTGATTTTGATTTAAGTAAATTAAATAATTACGCAATAATACATCAATACGATAGGTTATGAAATACTCAATAATAATTCCATATAGAAATAGAGAAGACAATTTAAGTATATTATTACCAAGACTACAAGAAGTATTCTCTGGTAAAGACTATGAGATAATAATTTCTGAACAAGATAATAATGATAACTTTCAAATATCATGTGTTCAGAATGTAGGATATGGAAAATCAACAGGAGATATTGTTATATTTCATCAAGTGGATTATGTTCCCGCAGATGACGTTTCATATGAAGTTGATGATATTCCAGTTCTTCCGGCAAAGGTTGGCATATTTCTTGATAAAGATAATAAGTCTCCAAGAGAATACACAGACATACCTGCAGGTTATCGTAGATGGTCAAACGAAATTGATAGTAGATTTTACGGTGGAGTTATCTGCATGAAACGAGAACATTTTGAAACAATAAATGGTTTTAATCCGAAGTATCGTGGATGGGGAAATGAAGATGAAGATTTGCGTGAAAGATTTGTTTGGGCAAACATACCTGTGAAAAGAAATGAACAAGGAACATTCTATTGTTTATATCACGAAGACAATGGCGATATGGATAAAAAAGATGAAGGCGGTAGAAAAGATTTCTTTGATGGAAAAAAATACTACATAGAAAATGCTTTCAAAGAAAGACACATCGGTTTCACAAATACAAAAGCTGATGTTGAAGTGTTTGATGTTGGTATTCCAAATGTAAGATGGATAAAGAGTAAGAATTATAGAGTTGAAGAATAATGAGAAAAATAAACATATACAGTTTTCATAGAAAGATTGCAAATTATAGATTTGATGCACATAATACATTAACGATGCTGAATTTATTGAAAGATAGATATGATGTTGTTCATCACAATCTGGATGGTGATGATGGGTATGTTTATGATAATGATTGTAATGTTACCATTGATCAGGGATCAATCGTTATATTTGAATTTGATGATACAAAAAAGTTTAAAGTATTTGATTTTGGAGATGCACCAACATTAACTTTACAACTTTCAAAATCAAAAAATTTCATTGGAGCTGCTATTGGTCAATATAATAAAACTTTGTGGGATGAACATATATTTGATAGAGAACTTCGTAACAATATAAAGTCCAGTGTTTATCCGGAGACGTGTTGGAACTTTGGAATAGAAAACTATGATACAATAACACAATACAGAAACTCTATTGAACTTGATAAAAAACTTTATTGGAGAGGTAGCATATATCGAAATCCAAATACGGTTGAGTATAACCGTAGAATGGCAATAGAAATAATAAAAGATAACATGGAAGAATTTTATTATGGCAACGGGCGATTATCATTCGATGATTATGTTAGAGAGGCAATTAAATTTAAAATATGTTTGTGTTTCGGCGTAGGTGGTGGATATGCTTGTGGTGATTTTTGTTTGAGGGATATAGAAATGTATGGGATGGGAATACCAACAATAAGACCTAAATATGCAGTTGAATGTGATGATAAACTTATTCCAGACTACCATTACATATCGGTTGATTGTGAATTTGATGAAACATTTATGTACAAAAATCCAGAGTTACTTGCAAAGAACATAATAAAAAAATATAAAGAGGTTATAGATGACAATGAATATTTGAAATTCATTTCAGATAATGCGAGGGAATGGTATATTAAAAACGTATCTGGACCAAACATAAGTAAAAAAATTATTGATATATTGGAACTGTGATAATGCTAAAAGAATTGGATTTAAATGAATTGAAATTACAATTTGATCTAAAATTTAAAGGATTGATACAGATTGGCAGTTTTGTTTCCAAAGAGTTTTTGAAATTAAAGCAACTGGGTATATCAGATTTTATATTCGTTGAGGCAAATCCAAATATTATTTCTGAACTGAAAAATAATGTTGATAAAGAATGTTTGATTTTCAACGAACTTATTTCAGATGTTGATGGTATGAATTATGAATTTAATATATCAAATCATTTACAATCTTCATCAATGTTACAATTCGATAGACATTCACATTACTATCCAACTATGTCCGATGTTGTTGATGTTATTAAATTAAGAAGTATAACGCTTGATACTTTAATTGATAGAGAAAATATTGATATGTATAAATACAATACTTTGATGCTAGATATTCAAGGTGCTGAGATTTTTGCTATAAAAGGTTTTTCAAAAAATATAAAACACATAGACTATATTTACACGGAATTAAATTTTGATAGTATGTATAAAGGTTGCATGCTTGAACCTGAATTTACTGATTACATGAAATCACTTGGATTTGAACTTGTAAAATACTTTGATACAGGTAATGGATGGGGTGATGGATTATATGTTAGGAGATAATGAATGAATACTATACCAGTTATTGTTAGTAGTTGTGACAAATACCGATACCTTTGGGATATACAATTACAATTATTGAATAAATATTGGAAGGAATGCCCACATCCAATATATTATTTGTCAGAAAATTCCAACTTTCCAGATTTTGAAACATCAATTAAATTTAAGAATGTAAAATTTAATATGGAACCAAACGGTCCAACTGATTGGTCTTATATGATGAAAACATTTTTGAGCGGTATTGACTCTGACTATTTTATTTATATGCAGGAAGATTATATTTTGATTGATTATGTTAATCAAAAAGAATTAAATTCTTTGATAGATTATGTTATCACAAATGAAATAGATTATGTTAGGTTCATAACTTCTCCGCCCGGTAATGGAATTTCAATTGAGATAAATGAAAATCTTTTTATACGAGAAATAACAAAAGAACAAAAATGGAGAACAAGTCTTATGACTGCCATTTGGAAAAAGAGTACATTTCTGGAATTATTGGATAGTGATATGAACGTTACTCCTTGGAGATTTGAAGGGATAAGTTCTAATAATTTTGATAAATTTTATTGTATAGATTTGATAGACAATGATGAAACCGATATTATCCCGTTTGCAGGATTGTATGGTTCATCAAATGGTTTTGGAATATATCCGCAAATGGTTCCTTTCTTGAAAAGAGAAGAATTAAAAATGTTAGATGGTAGTGAAATAAACTATGAGATACGGTTATGATGGTAGAAATATCAAATGGCGAACTTCTGGATAAACTTTCAATATTAAAAATAAAAATGGAAAACATATCCGATGAAACAAAACTGATAAATATTTCAAAAGAATACGAAGAATTAAATCGTTTATCGAAAAAATTATTATCAATACATGGTATTCAAGATTTATTTGATAAACTATATGAAATCAATACAGAGTTGTGGAAAACCGAAGACTTAATTCGTAGTAAAGAAAAGTTAAAAGAATTTGATAAAGAGTTTGTTTTTTACGCAAGAAATGTGTATATTACAAATGATTTAAGGTTTACCATAAAAAAAGAAATAAACGAAAAAACAAATTCAAATTTTGTAGAGGAAAAGTCATATGATAAATACTAATTGTTTAATAGTAACTCACGGATTTTTTGGGGATATAATTTTCGCATCTTCGATTGCTAAAAAGTTGAAACAAGAACATCAATTTTTAAACGTTGATTATTTGATAGGATTTCCGCAAGTTGCAAGACTTTTAAAAAATAATCCACACATAAATAACGTATACGTTTCAGAAATACCGTTACCGTCACCAACACATAGTAAAATAGATGTTTCAAAATATGATAAGGTTGTGAAACTAGAACCACTATCTTTTTTAGAACCACCACCGATGGAATTTCAAAAATTTGCAGGTGTAAGAAATCCAACGCCCGGATATAAAGTTTATACCGATTTTGACTATGATGTTTTTTTTCAAGCACAAATGAATGCCGGAGAACATCCATTTGATCCTAACAAAAAATTTATAGCTGTTATGCGTAATTGGAAAGAAAAAACATACCGTTTTACCAGAGAACAATATGATAATGCTATAGATATTCCACCTCGCGGGTATGGAGGAAAACACAGAACAGTTGAATACATAGTTGATAAGTTAGAAGAAAAATTTAATATAATATTTGTTGGATTTGAACAAGATGTTAGTCAATTTCAAACACAATATATTGAAGATGAATCGCCTTTATCGATTTTATTTCAAGCATCTATTCTTAAAATGTGCCATGCATTTATTGGAACAGAGGGTGGTTTAGCAAATTTAGCTGCCGGTGTTGGAACAAAAACGATATTAACAGGAGATTTCATCCATCAACTTTATGGACCAAAGGGGGTTTTAAAACAGATAGATGAACCAAAATTAGGACCTAAATACTATTTTCCAAATTCAGGCCATGTTGTTTTGGATCCTTTTTTAACTGATGAAGAAGTAGTTGAACAAATAATTAAGGAATTAGAATAATGGATTTAATCTATAACTATTTCGTTTTAGGATATAACGCAATAAATTATTTTGAACAATGGTATGACTTCAATCAATTTACAAATACGAATTTGAGTATAATTGATAATGGTAGACAATCTTCATCCGAAAAAATAAATCCGTATATTATCCATACGAATAAAAAAAATATAGGTTGTGCCGGTGGTTGGAATTTAATATGTGATATTGGATTTAATCATTATGGTTTTGAAAAAATAATAATAGGACAAGAAGATGCAAGAATATCGGAATCAATTTTCGATGCACTGCTAGAAGAATGTAATCCAAATACTTTATGCGGCACTTTCAATAATGGTTTTACATTTTCAACATTTGCAATTCACCGTGATACATTTCATAAGGTTGGTAGATTTGATGAAAATATTGTTTATGTTGGTTGTGAAGACAATGACTATCAATATCGGTGTGAACTAAATGAAGTAGAAGTTAAGTGCCTTGGAATATCAAACGGTTTTAATTGTAGTATTGCGAACAATGATGATGTTAAACCACCAGAGACATCACCTGCTAATGCAAATTATGTTCATACAAAATGGGGTGACTATAAATACAAAACTGCATTTAATGGTATTGATGTTCCAAAGTATAGTGAATGGTTTACGAAATTGTATGGAAATCCAGATGAATGGCCGAGTGAAACTGAATACACATTATTTTTAAAAGGAAAGATGTAATATGACAAAAACTATTTATTTAGACAATGAAACATTAGACGATATAGATATGTCTGATGATATGAAAGTTATAGGTTGCTATCACGATTATTATGATAGACCAAGTGGACAAGAACATTATAGACTGTTGAAATATTTTGCAAAGAATATTGATGGTCATATTATTGAGATAGGAACTCATTGTGGAACATCTGCTGTTGCTTTAGCAACTGCAACCGAACATGATGTTATCACATACGATATTGTAGATGTAAAAGAAAACGATTTATCAAATATAAAAAACTTAACTTTTAGACTATGTGAGTTTACAGGCGATGATGATTACAAAGAAAAAATATTAAATTCAAAAATGATATTCATAGATGCACCACACACTGGTGAGTTTGAACAAATGTGCTATGACTGGTTAGTAGAAAATAACTATAAAGGAATTACTATTTGGGATGATATACACTTAAATGAAGAAATGGAAATTTTTTGGTACGGTGTAGAACAAAATAAAATGGATGTTTCTGATTATGGTCATTCTACTGGAACAGGAATAATTTTCTTTTCTGATGATATAGAAATAGGTTTGTTATGAAAATAGCGTTTCATAGTAATCAACTCGGTGTTAGAGGAACTGAAATTGCCTTATACGATTATGCGTTTTACAATAGAGAAATTCTTGGAAATAAATCTATAATAGTATCAGACAGAAATGCCGATATGTCTGCTTATGAAAAATTCAATAGAGAATTTGAAGTAATACTTTACGATAGATTTGAAGAAGTAATACCAATTTTACATTCAAAAAGAATTGATGTTGCCTATTTTCAGAAGTCTGGACAATACGATGGTAAATTAATACCAAACATGAAGAACGTTGTTCATTCTATATTTCAATTCCATCAACCACATGGTGATGTTTATTCATACATATCAAAGTGGTTGTCACAAAAAATGTCAAATGGTATCAATCCGTATGTGCCATATATTGTAGATTTTTTGAAATATGATCACCAAATGAATTACAGAGAATTTTTGGGTATACCAAACAATGCATTTGTATTTGGATACTATGGTGGTCCAACTTCTTTTAATATAGAATTTGCAAAGAAAGCAGTAGTAGATGTTGCAAGTAAATACAAAGACATATACTTTTTATTTATGAACTCTGAACCGTTTTGTGATGGAATGGATAATGTTATATTTTTGGATGCAACAACCGATATGGAAAGAAAGGTTGGTTTCATAAATACTTGTGATGCGTGCCTTCATGCAAGGAACGGTGGTGAAAGTTTTGGTTTGACTGTTGCGGAGTTTTCTGTTAAAAACAAACCTGTATTCACAACAACTTATTGTACTGATCCGTTATGCGATGGTGCTCATCTTGAAATGTTAGGGGATAAATGTGTGTTGTATTCAGACTATAATGATTTGGTTCAAAAGATATTAAATGCAAAAGAAATAGTTTCGTTGCATAATGACTGGAATGCTTACAGAGAATACTCTCCTGAAAATGTTATGAATATATTTAAGAATGTTTATTTGAGTTAATTATGTTAAATCATTTTGCGTATTTAAGAAAGTTGTCACAATTGAATGTAGAAAGTGTATTAGATATTGGTGCACATCTTGGGGAATTTACACTATCAATGTATGAGTTATTTCCAAATGCAAAATATCATATGATAGAAGCGAATAGTAATTGTGAAACTTCTTTACAAAAGATTAATTTCGCAACATATGATATATCGTTATTGTCTGATGTTGAACGCGATGTATGTTACTACATGAATAAAAATGATTTGACCTCTACTGGTAATTCTTATTATAGAGAATTGACCGATCACTTCAATGATGAAAATGTTATTGAAACATTTGTAAAGGCAAAAACACTTGACACACTATTACCAAATATGAATTTTAATTTCATAAAACTTGATACGCAGGGATCCGAGATAGATATTATTAAAGGTGGAAACGATTTATTAAAATCTGCAGATTATATCTTAATGGAATGTTCTATTATTGAATATAATAAAAATTCTCCAAAGATTAGTGACGTTATTGATTATATGATTAGTATTGGTTTTGAAAATAATATACCGATATATGATCATATTATTAACGGTGAAGTAATACAGAAAGACGTTTTGTTCACAAGATAAAGTTGGTTAAAATGAAAATACTTTTTATTACAAATAACATACAGAATGATTTTTTGTCTGATGCTGTTTTTCATGGTCTATTAAATTTAGACGATGTTGAAGTTGTAGACTACAATCCTCTCTGGTATATGTATAATGATATTGACAAGAATATGCTTGTAAATAGATTTCATGGTAGAGGTTTTACATATTATGCTTCTTTACCGCCTAATAATGTTGATAGAAGTGATATAGAAAATAAAATAAAAAACAAATACTTTGATGCGGTTATCTATGGTAACATACAAAGAAATTCCGATTTGAAAGATATGGTATTTGATAATTACAATGAAGATAATATCATTGTGTTAGATGGACAAGATGAAACAGATTTAGCAAGTGAATATATTTTGAATACAACATATTTTAAAAGAGAATTTACATTAGATGATTATTACAAATATCCTTTCATAAAACCAATATCATTCGCACAACCGGATGATAAAATTGTTCGTGGTGTATTACAAAAAGAAAAATTAGTTGCTCATGTTATTCCTGGTGTTGCAGAAACTTTCATATTCAATGATGAAGATGAATATTTTAGAGACTATGCCGTTTCCTTATTTGGTTTTACTTGGAAAAAATCTGGATGGGATTGTCTTCGTCATTATGAAATAATATCAACTGGATGTATGCCTTTGTTTTTGGATATTGAGAAATGTCCACCTACTATTTGTACAACTTATCCAAAAGAAATTCTTATCGAATACTATAAAAATTCTGGAATATATGAACTGTTTAATATGGGTGGTGAATTTCAATATGATGATAGGAATACAATGATAATGAATAGAGATTTGAATTTAATAAATGAATTACCAATTGATGATGATTTTTACAAATTATATGCTCACTATATTGATAAATTGGTTTCGTATACAAAATCAGAACTGACCACAACTAAACTCGCTCAATATGTATTGAGCCATGTTAAATAGGGAGAATTTATTTAATGAAAGTAATTTACAGAATATCGGATGCTGGTTACAATAAAGTTAAACCGGATTACATAACAAACGAAAACTGTTTAAGAAATGCCGTTGAAGTATTTGGTAAAGATAATTTCCATGTTATCGCTGATAATGTTTCAGACACCACCGAACAAATGATATTGAAATATGTTAATGATATTCAAAAGGTTTCCATTGGGAATGGTGCAGGAACATTCAATCTTGCACTAGATTGGGCATTGGAACATGATGAAAATTTGCTTGTATATTTCTTGGAAAATGATTATCTTCATAAATCAAATTCAATTGATATAATTAAAGAGGGAATAGAACTTGGTGCGGATTATGTAAGTTTGTATGACCATCCTGATAAATACATTCCAGCAAGTCGTGGTGGAAATCCACAGATTGAAGATGACGGTGGTGAATATACAAAACTATTTTTATCAAAATCATGTCATTGGAAAATCACCAATAGCACCACAATGACATTTGCATCAACTGTTAAGGTATTAAAAGAAGATGAAACCATTTTAAGAAAGTGGACAAATAGAGGTCACTATCCTGATGACTATAAAATGTTCTTGGAATTGAGAGAAAAAAATCGTATATTAGTAACTTCGGTTCCAGGTTATTCAACTCACGGTGAAACTGCTTGGTTATCGCCACTAACAGATTGGAGTAAAATATGATTTCAGTAATAATACCTTCATACAGAAATCCTAAATGTTTAGATATTTGTTTGAAGTCTGCATTAGAAAATCAAAAGTATGAGAATGAAATAATAGTTGTTATTGATGGTTTCGTTGAGGAAACACAACATATCATTGAAGAATATAGTAACCGAGTTTCTTTCATACCATTGGAACAAAACTCTGGTATGCAGTATGCACTTAATGTTGGGGCATACAATGCAAATAACGAATGGATATTGATTGTAAACGATGATAATGTTTTTCCAAAAGATTGGGACGCCATTCTTGAAAAAGACTTTGAAGATAAGTTAATCATAACACCAAATCAAATTGAGAGAACGCCAAGTATATTTAATTTCGTAACACTTAATTTTGGTGGTGTAGATGATTTTGATTTCAAAAGATACACGGAAGAAGAACAAACTCATAGAGAAGATTTATTAACAGAAGACGGTGAGATATTCCCGTTCATCATGCAGAAGAAATACTATATGGCAGTTGGTGGGTTTGATACCATATACAATTCACCTTTCATTTGTGATTGGGATTTCTTTCTCAAATTGGAATTGATTGGTTGTAATTTTTTAAGAAGTATGAAATTAAACTTCTATCACTTCGGTAGTATGGCAACAAAGAATGGATCAGAAGGCGATAGATTTAAAGAAAGCGAACATGATGCAGCAGAAACTTTTATCTACAAATGGGGTTTCAGTCCATTCAGAACAAAAGAAAATTCCCATTCACCCAAAGGACATACAATTAAAGGAATAAAATATGAATAAAGAAACAGTTTTAATAACAGGTGGTGCAGGCCTAATAGGTTCACGAATGGCTGATTGGATAATAGAAAACAAACCAGAATACGATGTTGTTATTGTGGATAATTTATCCGGCGGTTATATTGAGAATGTAAACCCTAATGCCATATTCTATGGAGTTGATTGTGTTAATAGAAACGGTATAGATGATATATTCAATAAACACAAACCAACCTATGTGTATCATATGGCGGCTTATGCAGCTGAAGGTTTGTCACCTTTTATTCGTTGCTTCAACTATGAGAATAACCTATTGGCAACTGCGAACATTGTGAACAACTGTATCAAACATGATATAAAAAGGTTGGTATTCACATCAACCATGGCAGTATATGGTCATGGAACGCCACCGTTTGATGAAGCACATCAACCCGCACCAATAGATCCTTATGGGGTTGCTAAGTTTGCATGCGAACAAGACATACAGATTGCAGGTGAACAACATGGATTGGATTGGTGTATAATAAGACCACACAATGTTTATGGTGTTAAACAAAATATTTGGGACAAGTATAGGAATGTATTGGGTATATGGATGCATCAGATACTCAACAATCAACCTATGACAATATATGGTGATGGCAAACAAGTTCGTTCATTTAGTTACATAGATGATTGTCTTGAACCACTATGGAAAGCCGCTGTGGATAAACGGGCTTCAAAGGAAATAATAAATCTTGGTGGAACACATGAACAAACTATAAATTTTGCCAATGATGTTCTTTGTTCTGTTACTGGCTATTGTCAAACGGTTCACCTTGAACCAAGACATGAGGTAAAGTATGCACATCCAACATGGGACAAATCGGTTCGATTACTTGATTATCAAGATAAGACACTTCTTGATGAAGGATTAAAACAGATGTGGGAGTGGGCAAAGAAACAACCTATGCGAGAACAATTTATATGGAATGAGTATGAATTGGATAAGGGGATATATTCTTTTTGGAAAAATAATTAAAGAGGTAATATGAAAACAATAGGAATAGTCGGTCAAGGATTTGTTGGTAATTCCGTTAAAGAAGGTCTTAAACATTCATTTAACATAGAAACATACGATATTCTTGAAAAGAAAAGAACAGTAAAGAATTTGGATGAACTGTTTATTAAGTCAGATATTATTTTTGTCTGTCTGCCAACACCAATGAGAATGTCAGGCGAATGTGACACTAGTATTGTTGAAAGAGTTTTAATGGAACTGAACACGTATGGAAGTAAAATAGTAATATTGAAATCAACTGTTCCTCCTGGAACTTGTGATAAGTTTTCTGAAAAATATACCAGTTTGGATATAGTATTTAATCCAGAGTTTTTAACAGAAGCAAATGCAGTTGATGATTTTATCAATCAAGATAGAATAGTATTAGGTGGTGGATCAGAAGATATATTGGATATTGTTGAAGAAATGTTTAGAGTTTCATTTAAAAACATTCCAATAATAAAAACAGATAGGAAAACTGCAGAAATGGTTAAGTATGTTACAAATTGTTTCCTTGCAACAAAAGTTTCTTTTGCCAATAATATTTACGATATTTGTAAAAAGTCTAACATAGATTATACTAAAATGATAGATATTGTAAAACACGATGATAGAGTTGGTGATAGTCATTGGATGGTTCCTGGACCAGATGGTGATAGGGGTTACGGTGGTCATTGTTTTCCAAAAGACATGAAGGCGCTTGTTTATTATGCATCAACTATCGGTTACTATCCTTTATTGATTGATAGTGCAATTAAAGTGAATGATAGGATAAGAACTAATAGAAATTGGGAAAATATGAAAGGAAGAGCAGTATCGGATGAATAAAATGAAATTAACTACATATTTATACATGGAATATGACATTTAATTTTGGAGAACATCATGCATGAAATAGCTAGCACATTAGTTGCTATTCAAACACAATTAAGATTTTTTCATTGGCAGACTAAATCATACGCTCGCCATCAAGCATACGGTGGAACATATAGTGCTATGGATGGTCTTGTTGATAATTTTGTTGAAGTCCTTATGGGTAAATATGGCAGAGTTCCTGCATTACCATTCAAATTATACAATAGAAATGAAAAGGATATTATTGCATTTATAGATGAAACCATTGGGTATCTTCTAAACTTGGATAATGTTCTGAACGGACAGACCGATACAGACTTATTAAACATACGTGATGAAATGGTTGCAGAATTTAATAAACTTCGTTATTTAATTACATTAAAGTAAAACAAATTAAAAGGTGGTTACTATGAGTGAACAAACACAACTAAACGAAAATCAAGCGTCAAAAGGTCTTGGTGATACTATTGCAAAGGTTACACACGCCGTTGGTTTGGACAAGGTTGCAGAGGCAGTTGCTAAAGCGGCTGGTAAAGAAGACTGTGGGTGCAGTAAGAGACAACAAAAATTAAATGATATGTTTCCGTATAGCAAATGATACCAAGCGATATACATAAGATTGCTGATAAAATGGGTATATCGTGGGATGGTGATAAAAAATTTATGTCATGGTGTCAAGATGTTGTGGGTAAAAAACATCTTGATGATATGATAGAGGTAGAACTTATTATGATATACAATAGAATAAAGAATGGCAAATATCCACAAATGTTGAATAAGAATGCCTAATATAAATCACATATCACCAGAACAATTATCAAAAATAATCAAACCGGGAGCGGCTGGCGTTTTAGCCATGACCACTTCCGGTGAATTTCTTTTAACAAAAAGAACATCGAAGGCACATTATCTCGGTGGCCATTGGTCTGTTCCCTCTGGTGAAGTTAATGTGAATAATTTGGAGTCAATGGAAGATTGTGCCCGTAGAGAGTTCTTTGAAGAAACTACGCACCAAATACCAACTGATGCTAATTTAATTTGTGTAGATAGATATTTTGCTGACGATAGAATGTATTTTCTGTTCGCATATAAAGTAAAAAACCGTTTCTTTGTTAAGATAGATTGGGAACATGAAGATGTTAATTGGTTTACAAAAGATAACCTACCACAACCAATATCTTCACAAATTTATGATGCAATACAAAGACTTTGATATTTATTTACATGGAAACTAAAATACAAAACATATTAGAGAAATGGTCTAACAAGTATAAGAAATCTATAAACTGTTCCAGACCAAAAGGATTTAGTCAGAAAGCTCATTGTGCTGGAAGAAAAAAGAGAAAGAAAATGTATAAAGAAATAGATGAAGCAAAATATATTATGGACATGATGAAAGAGGATGTATTTGGTCATCGTGTTACACAGTATTCTCCAAAAGATACATTTCGTTTGAAAAATAAATTGTCTCAGCCAACAACGGATGCAGAAAAAGAAATGTTTGTTGCAAAGGTTGAACCACTTATGAAAAAGAAATCATTTATATCTTCCGATAAAGATGCATTCCTAGACTCATTTATTGATTTAGATACAAGAGTTAGTCAACGTGATTTTTTTCAACCAGAAGATGAAGAAGATGAATTAGATTATTTATTCGGTGGAATTGAAGATATTTTGGGCAATGAATAAAAATTTGCTTTGTAATGTAAGATAATTTTCATATATTAGTATACCTATTTTGGTGTTGGAGAATAAAATGAAACCCATAAAAAAAATGATAATT